AGCGTCAATGTAAGGAGTGCCTTCGGGAAGCATTAAGCGTTTTTGCACCACGCCGTTCACAACCACGGTCTCATCAACCGGACGGTAGTCAGATGGGATATTCTTTGTTGAGCCGAAAGCGTAGATACGGGTGGCATAGGTGGACTGGGATTCTGACTGTGACATTTCCTGCACGTTTTTCCCGATCTCGAAAATCACCGCATCGCCAGACTCACAACGTCCGAAATGGATGATGTTTTCAGTCACCCAACATTCGCAATCCCATTTCTTCGCCATCTCAAAACAAGCGTCAAGGATGTTGATGTTATCGTAACTCATCAACTGGGACTTGTTTTCGACTGTGGAATCAATGGAGAAAACAAAATCCTGTCCTTTGTATGTGTAACCAAGAGCTTTCAAATTTCTAAGGACTATACCGGCTTGTACGTCAAGCGGGGCGGTCAGGTTCCAGGACGCCTCCTGTCCGGTCGTCTCCGGGGTATATTTGAAGATTTTGTTTTTCCATTTCCAGTAGTAGGCGTCAAGTCTTAATTCGTAATCGTAGCCGGCGGTATTGGTGTTGAATGCGGGCTTCTGCAAGTCGCACACCTCGAACAATCCGAAGTTACATTCCACGTATGAGCCAAGTTTGAAATATATGGGATTCTCTAAGGAGAACTTTAACATGATGTAGTCCTCCTTCATCAGAGTGAACTTACGCTTGCAGCCTTCATTGATCAAAGTTGTAAGCTGGATAGCACCGGATATGTCTTTGATGTCGATTTGTTCCATGTCTTCAAAGTTCGGGGATAAAAAAAAGAGTGCCCAATTTTGAGCACTCACATACACGACAATAAAACCAATGTCGTGAATTAGCTTCTGTTTGCCGGATTTGGCTCGTTAAACTTGGCTGAAATTTTTCCGAAAGTTCGGTCTAAACTCTGTGCGTAAGTGACACTCTTGCCAGTATAAATAAGATGGTAAACCTCGCTACTATTAGCAGGAATCTGAATATCAACCACACCTTTATACAGCTCATCAAAGAAAGCTTTCTTCTTTGCTTGATAATCAGACTGAGAATTACTCTCGATAGTGAACGAAAGAGTTATTTCCCTCTCATCGACTTTAGGATTATTGATTATTACCCGTTTCCCATGTTCAAGTCGGCTTTTGTTCTCAATAAAATCCTTCATGGAAGCGGATGCCCCAATAACATCAAGAAACCCCTCTCCCATTCTCACACCCCATGTTGTATAAGCGTTTTCGCCATTAATTAATAATTCATCCATAGACTATAATTTTGCTGTATTCTTTTTAACTTCTGCTATATCTCTTTGCATCTGTTGAATAGGTTTGACGATTGCCCCTGTATTTTCTGAAATCTGTACCAATTCAAGATAAGATTGTGCTATCAAATCTCGCGTATCATCAGCGATATTCCTTGTTTCCGTATTTATGGAAAGTAGAGCATCTGCTTTTACTGTCAGTAGATTAAGTGATTGAGATTGAATAATATTCTGATTCTTTATCTCTTCTCCTGCAATCTGCAATGCTGTAAACCGCCCGTTCAACTCTTCGCCGGTATCTTGAGACATGGTTTGGAAACCTTTGCTGCTTGCAGACTGGGAAGCTGCTTCCTGTGAAATCTTGTCATATCCGGTTGCTGCGGCAAGCTCGTCACGGAGCTTCATGGCTTCGTCCACATAACCCATGTATTCATCCATCAGCTCCTTACGCTCATTATTGTCAAGCGTACCATCATCCTTCATGGCTTCACCGAATTTATCATACCATGTCCTCAGTTTGTCACTAAACTGTTCACCGATGGCATTTGACAGCATCGCCTGCATGAAATATTTGGATATGTCATCAGCAAAATCCTCCGCACTCTTCTCCATATCCATCAGACTGCTTATAAAACTGTCATACATGGAATCGAATGACATTCCGATCAGGCCCTCATAAAGACTGTCGGTCAGTTCTTCCAGTTTTCCTGCCTGCTCTATATAATCATCCAGCTTGTCGGTAACACGCTCACCGTAACCTCCCTTACCGGAAGATTCCATGATATCCCATAACCATACGTCCGACCGTAGAGCCTTCATCTGTTCGGGGGTCAGATTCCACAAGGAATCGGTGCCGGAGAAATCCTGCATGCCGGTAGCTTTTCTTGCGTGTTCCAGCATTTCATCCGTCCATTTCAGATAATGCTGCCAGCTGCCGTGGCTCTTATGATATCCGGCTTGCTCCTTTGCTATTTGCAGATAGTTTTTATTGACTTCCTCCTGATACTTTACAGCTTCCCTGTAAGATTCAACCGATTTCATTCCCTTGCTTGCCTTCATCTCGTCAGTCAGATCCTCGATGGCCGTTTGCAAAGTTTCATTCCTGTCCGTCAGCCTGTCTATCGTTTCCTGTACTTCCTTGGCGTTTCCACCTATTCCAAACAAGGAGTTGAAGCCTCCGAATGAGATTGCGTTCAGGATGTTTCCTATGCCGTTCCTCAATGACTTGCCGATTGTGACAAACAAATCCCCTGACAAGACATCACCGATAATTCCACTGACAGCGTTCAGAACAGCATCAAGCAGACCACCGACAAGATCACTTAATCCGTCTTTGAGTACGTCAATGATGGACAGAATCCATCCGACAATGGGGACCTCCTTAAGAGATTCTGACGTTTTTCCTATGACATCCTTGAATCCGTTCACGGTTTTGATAATTCCGCTATATGCGTTATACAATCCACCGGATGAAATCTGCTGCAAGCCTCCCAACAAATTTTCCATGCTTGCTTTCAGTATGGTGGCAGTATCAGTCACATTACGCTGGGCCTGATTGGCGATATCAGTCTGTGTCTTCACATTGGCGGATGCAATGTCAGCATTCTGCCGTGCTGTTTCAAGAGCGTTTGCTGCGGCTTGTTTCTCACTTTCCGTTCCGCCCTTCTGCGCTTTGGTGTAATCATCCTGTGATTTCTTTAGTCTTTCCAAAGCAGCTGTTTCAATCCCTATGGCACTGATACGATTCTGTTCTGCTATTTGATAGGCTTTTACATCCTCTCCAAGTTTCTTGAAGTTGACTCCACTTGTACCACCCAAAGACTTTTCCATCTGGCTGATGGCGTCAATCAATGATTTTTGGCTTGCCTGATCGGAGTTCTTGAACTTGTCAGTCCGTACATATTTTTTCGCTTCGTCCAAGGCAGGCTTTATCATGTCGGAAAACATGGAACCAAACTCACCGAACACAGTAACCCAATCTATATTGGCTTTTATGGCTTCTGTTTCCTTGTTCTGTATGGCAACATCACGTTGTTTCTCCAGTAACTTTACTTGTGCACTATTAACACCGTTTTCTTCCTGTGCTTTCCTTATTTTTTCCGCATACTCTTGGGCGATAGCCAATTTCTGCTGCTGGAACGTGCCATATTCTTTCAAGTAGTCGTTCAAAGCCTGTTGTTCGGCTTTCAGCTGTCCTTCAGTTACATCGGAAATATCTTTATCTCTCATACTTTCGGCATTGGTATAAGCTTCTGAAATTTTCTGTGCCTGCTTGTCGGTCAGCTTACCGTTACCGGCTTTGCTCCATTCTTCCTCCTGTTTTCTTATCGCATCAATCTGTTTCTGATAATCAAGGTCAATCTGTTTCAACTTCTTTTCCGTGCCTTCTCTCATCAGGTTGATTTCATCCTGTTGGTTCTGACGGTGAAGTGAAAGAAGTTGCCCGTCCAGCTTTTCCTGATTTTCTTTTTGCTTTTTTGCTAGATTTTCCTGTCTGGTCAGTGCGCTTCCGGTTACTCCGCCCAGCTCTTTGTATGTCTTTTTGGATGCCTCCATCTTATCTTTGGCTTCTTTCACCTGTTTCGATGTAGCCGTCTGATCTTTGATTAAGGCCTCATACCCTTTTTTCGCTTTCTCCCATTCGACTTTAGCATTTGCCAAATCCTCTTGATATGTAGTTTCTTGTGTTTCCTGTCTGTTCTCAACTTCCAATTGGGTATTGATTTCTGACAAGACATCTTTTCTTGCGTTTGCCAATTCATTCTTCAGGTCTTCGATACGCTGTGCCTGAACCTTCATTTCGGAACGGTTGTTCTCTTTCCTTGCCAGATTATAAGCCCATTCTGCACTTTTTATTTGTTGTTCCAAAGATTCGACTATAGCCTGTTTTGACTGTGTTCTGGATTTTGAAACCTCTTCATTATATGCCTTCCAAAACCCAGTCAAGTCATGTATATGACCTTTCTCATCGACATACTTCTTAAAAAGTACAGGATATAGTTTCTCAATGTCTTTTAAGGCTTTAAGTTTAGTGGTCTCGGCTTCCACCTCGCTATTAATGGTGCTAACAAGACCTTCCAAAGTACGTTTCCGATCTTCTTCGTCCGTGTCGAGTTTTTCTATTTTCTTGTTGTACGAGTCCAAAGCACGTTCAGCAGATGTTGTGCTGTCGGATAATGCCCACATGGCAGCTCCAAGCCCTACAACTGCCGTTGCCAATAACACATACGGATTAGTAAGCATGACAGCGTTCAACGCTTTTTGTGCTGTTGTCTGCAAGACCAGCCATCCGTAGTGGGCACGTTCCGCTACAGTCAGGGCCGCTATGCCGGAGGTTTGAAGCGACTGAATGGCTGTTACGACCATGACTGCAACCCTGTATGAACCGTATGTAGCAACAAGTCCGGTCAATAACCGACCTACCTTCTCATAGTTCTCCACCAGATAAGACATGCCGGACAAGGTCTTGTTGATGACACCCTCGTTTTGTTTTCCGATTTTATTGAACATGGTGTCAATTGCATCTTCGATATTGCTTATTTGTCCGGTAATGGTTTTGGATTGTGCTTCCATCAGACCGCCGAATTTGCAGCCTTCATTGGTCATGGATTCAATGGCCTTCTGCACTTCGGGGAATCCTACTTTTCCTGCTGTCACAAGTTCGCTTACCTTGTCTTTGGTTACTCCGAATTGTTTGGCAAGTTCATCGGCCAATGGAATTCCACGTCCCATAAACTGACGTAGGTCCTGTGTGAAGAGCCTTCCTTGTGTCATGGTGGTACCATACAGCCAGACCAGATCGTTCAAAGGGATGGATAGTCCTGCCGCGATATCCCCAAGCCGGACAAGCGTATCATTCACATCTTTAGCCTCCGTACCATAGGCTAACAGTTGTTTCGCACCATTGGCTACATCCTGAAGGTTAAATGGAGTGATGGCGGCGGTACGTACCAGTTGGGACATTAGTGTGTCCGCCTGTCCCTTGTTTCCAAGCATTGTCTGGAATGCCACTTCAAGCTGCTGGAACTCGCCACGTACACGAGCTATGTCACTGATGAGCTGCTGCGCTCCAAGACTGATTCCGAAAGTGGCTGCGGCCGTGGTCAGTCTTCCGAATATCTTCTCAATACTCAGCCCGCTTTCTTCAATTTGTCTTGATGTGTTGCGTACTCCGTTGCGTGCTTCCTCTAGCTTGCGTAAAAAGTTGGAGTTATCCCCAGTTATATCAAAATGCAATCCAGCCATAGTCTTTTCGATTTGATGGGTATCATGTGCATTGACATGACATTTGTTCTATTTTTCTTGTTATAAAATTATAGACCCCGTAATTTTTTTGACCGATTATGAAAATATTGTTCTGTTTTTCCGATTCATTCCTCAAGCAGGGCTTTGATACGTTCCCTGTTCTTTGGATTCCCGGCATCGATTATTTCTTCTGAACCAGATATTCCGAGTTGTTTCATTTCGTCAGAGGACAGATATACAGTCGTGATGGCATCAGCCATTAACATCCTTAGATTGATATAGCTGATGCCCCATACCACATAATCAAAAGTCCATCCGTATCTTTGGCAGGCAAAGTCTATCATTGTTCCGTAGGTGCTGTTGCCTCCGAATGAGATACTGCTATTGTCCTTTTTTACTTTGGCTATCCGTTTTCTTTCCGTATTTTCTTTGTCTATTCCGAAATGCCGCAGGAAGGTATCCATATTATCACTTGTAAGAATGAGAACCAGTATGGTAGCAAGTTCCTCCTCAGAGAGTGTTCGGGAAAACAATTTTGTACGCTTATCCACCTTGCTATTGTCGAACAAATCGTTCTTCCGGTTGAACGTGGAGTAGGAGAGTATGCGGCAGACAATATCACGTTTCGTTTTGCAGATCCTTATGGCTTCCATATAAGGATTGGTGGAAACAACCTGTTTGCTTATTTCGAGGGAATCAAATAATCTGGCCAAAAGATACATTTTGCCGAGTGTGACGGGATGGATAAAGAAAGACCGCTTGCCAACGGTAAAGCCGGCAGGTCTTTCCATGATGGCGTCGGCCACATCCATCTCAATATTTCGCTCTTTGTCATTCATAAATCATAAATTTGATGCAGGTTTATCCTCCAACCTGTAAAGGACGTCTTTCCGTTTGCCTGTTCTCTGAATGGAAAATTATCATCCGGCAGAAGTGTACACCGCGTTTACTTCAACTGTTTCCCCATCTTTAACAGTAGCGGATGTCTGTGTAGGCAGTGTTTTTCCTTCGATATCTTTATATATGATTGTCACAAGACCGGCTTTTGTGGTAATTGAAGTACCGCTATGATGCCAGTCCGTTTCTGTAGATAATTTCCACATGCCGGCTCCGCCATCATCTGTGATGATCACTCGAAGGCTGCCGGCACCATTAAAATTTACGACTTCGAATTTTACCTGATTGCCGGTCTTAGGTTTCAATACGTCAGCGGTATATTTCCACTTGGTGCCATTATCTGTGTCGTATGTATCCTCCAAGGACAACACGCTTCTGTCGATTATGATACCTTCAACAGTTTTGTCTTCAGGCTGGAGCTTGACAGCGTATTCACCTGTAATCACACCATCTGTATCTTCCACCGGTTTTCTACGGCCTTTGCCAGCCCGGATTTCAAACTCAAACGTATAGGTGTTTGCCGCATACTTGACAGCCTCGTTTTCTCCACCTTCAATCTTGGCCTCTTTCTTCGCACCTTTTGTAGGTGTCAATTTTGTAGAGTTCTCGACAGGTGTCGGTATATCAATCCAAGATGAAGGAGCTTCTCCGCTGCTTTGCAGCTTTCCAATTTTGATAGTACATTTTCCCCAAGATAATTCCATGATCTTATTCGTTATTGAATGAATATAATAGTTTATTGTTAATGAAGTGCTCGTTCTTTCCGTTCACTTCAAGCACCCTTTGTTTATTCAGCGTGAAGCGGTAGCTTTCTCCATGCCCTGTTTCCAATACTTGGATAGCGACTTTGCAAAGTTCTCTACAGCGTGCATCATTCATTTCCGCCTCGCCATTACGGATATTGTCCTTTACATAAATGTTCACATTCACGAAAGCTTCCTGTATCTGTCCGCTTCCATTTTCAAGGATTGATATGACTATATCCTCCCTGTCAGAGTTGGATGGTCTTTTTGATGCCTTGCAAAGTTTTCCGTTCACGACTTTTTCCAAAAGGGAACCTTTGATGTGTTTGTAAATATCATCTTTGATTTCAATATCAGACTTCATCATGATGCAAGTTGCTTTTTCAGTTTACTCATCATTCCCGGTAGTTCCTTTCTTGCAAACAGTTCGGCGGATGCAAGTACATTCTTATTTTCCATTGCTTCCACAAATTCAGCATAGTTCATTCCGGCTACTACAACAAGTGCGTAGCCATTCGCGAATTTTTTAGACAATTCCTCAATAAGTGCTTTGCCTTTCCTGACTCCCTCATTACCTTGTCGTACTTGTGTGAAATCTGAGTATTCAAGTATTTTTCCGTTGTGGATGATGGCATAGCCAATCGAACTGCGCAAGTTTCCTGACCGGTCATACCAGCTTATCTCCTGCGGTCTGTTCCTTGCTTCGATCACACACAATTCTCCAAGGTAGGAGAGGGCGCGGACAGTTAACACTTCAACACGTTCTTTTTCCTTATTGATAAGGGTGTCTATCCGACTTGCAGGTGTCGTCATTTTTATACCCATAGTTTCGCATATAGTTGATAACGATGAAACCCTTTGACCTCACATTCTCTAACGATATCTCCTGACAGGAATAACTTCACACGATCTCCAACAGTAAATTCCCGGCATTCAGCATCAAGACGTATCGTGGCTGAATAGGTACGGACTGCTCCGTCCTCAAATTGCTTTTGTTCAGCTTTTCCGGCCGGAACATTCCGGCATGGGATATCACCTTCCCATCGGCTTTCACCCTGGTGGTAATCGCCGTTCTTGTCTTCGTAACCGGGAGCGGTAATAAGATATTGCAGCTTATGTGGTCTATCATCAAGTATCATGATTATTTTCCTATATAGACTATCGGTTCACCAATGTTTTTTTCTGTTTCGCCTATTGAATTATAGATGCCGTTGGCTAACGTCAGTATATTATCCTTGTCAGATAGACTTAAGGAAACATCTCCTTCTGTAAAGTTGGGCATCTGAATCAGGCTCATGAGACAGTCGGCCACAGCACCTTTGAACGGTTTGCTTTTAAGAATGTCGATGGTGCATATTTCATTTCCGTCCAGACTTCTTTCAAGCAAACGGTTTTCAAAGAAGCCACTACTTAATTTGTAGTGGACTTCATCTTTCAATGCTTGCAGGACCGTTTTCATACATTATTCAGATTTGTGTGATTCTACTGTGGCTTTTAAAGTGGCTTCATCTTCATCGTTCAGTTCGTTGACACGGGCGATGATCTTTTCATCGGCAGATTTCGCAGTCAGCTTGCCACCAGTTATCTTGTTAAGCTCCTGAACGAACTCCGTTTTTTTGTAGGTATCTCCCCAGATGGTGACTTTCACATCTGTTGAATCTTGGGCCTCCTTTTCTGCGTCAACAGTTTGTGCATCGGTGATATCCTGATAATAAATCTGGTCTACTCCTTCAATCACGGTAAGCGCAAGCATCTGTCCAGCGGTAGTTTCCACCAAAGGGTTAGCGGTTCTGAAACGGCTGATAAGTTTCATCTCATCAACTGTGGTATAAACCACTCCTTCCACCGGGCTTGTCTTTTCTGCTAATGTCCCCCAGACCAAACTGCCGACATTTTCGGTAGTCAGATAAACCAAGCGGTTTGCGTTCCACGGTTTGTAAGCCTTGCGTACACCGTTTTTCTCATAAATGATCGAACGGTCAATCTTCAGGAATCTGACACCGTTATATTGGTCGGCGAAAGCCTCGTCAAACAATGATGAGGTAGGAGTGGGCAGCGAGGTATCACTGTCGAAAATCTGCCCTCTGTATGTGGCGGCGAGTTCTTTGGCTCCTTGTGTCTGGCGCAGTTTTTTGTAGGTTGACAGGGCGATACAGATGACTGATATGGAATTGCCGTCTCCGTCAGCTGCGGCGAGCACACGTTCTATGTCATCCAAGGTTATCTCGCCGGGAGTGGTCACACCAAATCCGTTTTTCGGCAGGTAACCGAAATTGACACGCAGTGCTGTTCCGACATTGGTCAGATCCTCAACCGCTACAACCCCCTCGCATAAGGCTGTCAGAAAATTCGCCTCATTGGATTCGTCCAGCCCGATGGAGCAGAACAAAGGGTCTTCCGTCAGTTTGGATGCTATTTGTGTCCATTTTGCACCCTGGGCCTTCATGATGTTGATGGTATTGATGTCGGATTCTTCCATTACACGGGAGATACCCTGTTTGGGCAGTGTGCCGCTGGCATGGGCCAGTGAATCACGCTTCTTGATGGGAAGCGGAGAGTTCATGGAAACGGTGTCCGCTCTTACGTATGTGGTATCGACAGATGCGCTGGTCCATTTCTGGTCAGCGGAATATGTAGATACTAATTGAAAAGTGCGCCAATATTCCAGTTGAAAATTGCGCCACCATAGGATAAGTATAATGACCTTTGTATAATCCAAATGCAAAGGTAAAATGAAGACTATGGTAGAAAGACAATCAATAATACACATGTATAGAGTATGCGGTTATAGCAAACGGCGTATCTCTCGTGAACTTCATGTCAGCCGTCATACCGTTGACAATATTCTTTCAAAGTACGAATCAGCCATCCGCACGGACAATCCAGAAGAGGCTTTGAGTGATTTGCTTACCATCCAGCCCAGGTATGACAGTTCCAGACGCCGTCCTCGCCGGCTCACACAAGAGATTAAGGATAAGATAGGATTTTGCCTGAAGAAGAATGCCGTTAAGATAGCTACCGGACTTCGCAAACAGCGCATGTTGAAAAAGGATATCCACCAGTTTCTGTTATCTCAAGGATACACCATCAGTTACGCCACAGTATGCAGTTATATAAAAAATATAGAGTCATACAAAGAGAAGAAAAAGAGCGAAGCCTTTATCCGGTTGTTCTATGAGCCTGGATGCATTGCCGAGTTTGACTGGGGTGAAGTTCTTCTTTTTATTGACGGCGTCAAAACCAAGTTTTATCTGGCCGTATTCACTTTCGGGCATAGCAATGGCAGATACGCCTATCTTTTCAGGCATCAGAATACGCTTGCCTTCATGGAATCCCACCGTAACTTTTTCAGGGATATACATGGTGTCCCCGCCATGATGGTCTATGACAATATGCGTGTAGCCGTCAAGAGCTTTGTCGGTGGTGATAAGAAACCTACAGAAGCTTTGATGAAGATGTCCGGTTTCTATTGTTTTGAGTACCGTTTCTGTAATGTACGGGCCGGATGGGAGAAAGGACATGTGGAGCGCAGCGTGGAATATGTCAGAAGGAAAGCTTTCTGCCTGACAGACCATTTTGGTGATATACATTCTGCCCAGGAGCATTTAAACCGGGTATGTATGCAGGTCAACAACGAGCAAGGCAGTCTTTCAACAGCGGAGAAAACATCACGTCTGGAAGCTGACCTGTCATCGCTGAAGCCTTTTCCCGGTAATCTGGGCTGTTTTGAGGTCTATGAGTACATTGTGGATAAATGGTCAACTATCAGCATGAAAAATGTTCATTATTCCGTACCTGATTCTCTTGTGGGAGAAAAAGTACATGTCAAGGTTTATAGTGAAAAAATCGTCATCCTGTACGGGAAGGAGAAAGTGGCCTCTCATCAACGCAGTTATTGCGGTGGAGACTGGTGCATCAAGCTGGAGCACTATTTGCGTACACTTTCCCGTAAACCGGGGGCATTGCCCCACTCTGTGGTTTGGCAAAGAGCACCGGAAGAACTGAGAAGGCTGTATGACATCCATTTCAAGGAGGACAACAGGACGTTTGTTCTGTTGCTGGACTATGCCCGAAAAAATGGATTTTCCGGAACGGACATTGTCACGGCATGCAAGGAGCTGACCGGACGTGGTGTCAGAAAGATATCTCCGGACCAGGTAAAGGCCATGCTGCATGGTAGCGTACAGGGAGAGACAGAAGAAACCATGGAACCGCCTGTTCTCCCGGCACAACAGGAGAATATAGAAAGAGAAGCTGTGGATATGCTTGAAGGCATCACGGCGCTCATGACAGGATACAATGAAGTGCATGATATAATACCAACCATTTAA